ACGACCCCTGTTGATTTTAAGACTTTCGGCTTTATATGATCCATCAGATTGCTTAGATGCATCACGTTTATCACCGACTTTTAATCCTAATTTCTTACGTTGACGGTAATGCTTCTTTTTATATTCATTAGAATGAGCATATTTACCGCCAGGGCTATTGTCTTTTACATGCTTCGCACGAGACTTAGCATTTGTACGATATGTTTCAGTTGATGATTTTGCCATACATCCTTTTGTTTATTAGGTCAGGGTCTACTTTAGGTAAGATATTAGCTAGTTTATCTAATGGGTTTCCATCGTAAGCTACTCCACTAATATCATTAGTTTTTAACCATTCACATGCTGCTTTTAAATCTTGAGTAGAAGCTGTGCCACTTCTGACCCGTGATAGGAATTCTTCTGTGACGAGGCTATGTAATTCGTTAAACTGGTCTTCTGTGGCTTTCTTCATTATTCTTTAATTCCTGGGAATAAGTTTCGTTTGACTATCTCTACTGCCTTATCATCAATGGTATTATCAGTAGTGGCTGCATAAGCTTCTAGTAAATTAATAACTAGATTCTTTACTGCAGAGGTAGATAGAAATGTAAATAAAATAGGTTTGATAAGGGCAATCATTATTCAGTAGTGGTAGTTTTCTTGGTTGTTTTTTTAGCTTTAGGCTTAGCTGCTGCTTCTTTTTTTCTTTCAGTTAATGTGCTCATATTTAAAAAGGTTTATACCAAGGTTTAGTTTTTTCTTTATTGGGTTTAATTGATTTAAGATAAGAAGATATAGCTATGACATCGCTGCACATACTTTCAACACGTGAACCAGGCTTTAACATAAAACCTTTTTGTTGTAGTTCTGCACATTTAAGAGTACGGACTAATTCATAATCCAATCGCATCTTTTCTTCTTGTCGTTTAGCTATTCGTCTACATCTATTTAGACCTTCACGATCTAAAGGTATCATAAAGTTAATCTGACCTCCCCAGTTCTCAGCTATTGTATAGCTAGAAGGTCTCATACCATCTTCATCTATATCCCAAGGTTTTGTATGGTTTCCCATATAGAATGGAGAGAAAGTCATTGTAGCTCCATTACAGGAGATATTAGGTCCATAGTGCTGTCTTGACGGTGCTCCGTTGTTCTGGAACTGCACCGCTTGGTTGGTTACATTTCCCGTTGCAGCTGCTACTGGATTACTAACATTCCTATCACCTTCTTCAGCTTTAGCCGGTGCTATTGAGAGAAGACTGATAAGGAAACTGTAGTAGAAGAAACGTCTATAGTTCTGTCTATTACTTCGACTGATAAGACCTGACTTGCGGCTCTTTCTACTATCTCTAATGAAAAGGGATCTCCAGCGGTATGCAGAGTGAATATCGAATCTGAATCTACTATACCACCTGATGAGGCTGATGTATGAGTGACGTTTTCTCCACTCCAATTTTTTAATGCAGACCCATAGGTTGTCGTGGTTATCTCTTCCACGATCTCTTGAGTCGTTGTTGTTGTACTGTTCATCGAACCCTGGGTGAAGTTTGGGGTTACTAATTCTGCTCTCGCTACCGTGGGTGATGCCAGTAATAAGAGTACTAGCCATTTCTTCATGTCTTTGGTTTTTCCTTTTTATTGTTACCGTTACCAGTAGTTAAGCCAAATGTTGCAAGGGCTCCAGTAAAAATCGAAGCAGGGAATGTGATATCCCCACCTGGGCTTTTCTTGATCATAGGTATTTCTACATAGTTTAACGTAATAATAAAACCACTCCAAACTACAACACCTAAACGTACAAATGTTCCAAGTATTTGAATTTGATGTTCTTGATCTTCAGCAGCATCTTTTAATTTACCGAAGAGTCCTTTTTCTTCTTTCGCTTTTGCTTCCATGTGTCGATTTTCTTTTGTAAGAATTTCTGTACTTTCTTTTTGATTGGTTCAAATAAAGATTGAGTAACAGTAGTTGTAGCAACTGCGACTACTGCTGTAGTAACTGCTGTAACAACTACCGCTGTCTCAGGTATTGGTACCTGTATATCTAATACTGGTATTTGTAATTTAGGTGGTTCTGTTTGTTCTGTTGATTCAGGTTTAACATCCTCTGGAGCTTCTAAATCACTAGGTGGTATAACTATAGGTTTATACCTTGGAATTCGAGCTGTAGGAGGTCTGAAGTAAAGAGCATCAGGTACTGGAAGATCTGCTCTAGGTAAATGTATTTTAATATTTAGATTTCCCTAAAGTTACAGCTGCATCCTGTGCAGTAAAATCTTCCGTAGTCCAGATAGAAGTAGTATCATCTTCTTTTTTATATGCTTTAATAATTTCTAGATGACGTACATTTCTTTCCAACACTTCTTTATCTTCATCTGTAATTGTATCTTGAGCAGCAATTCTATTTATTAAACTAACGCTATCACCAGCGTTGGTAAAAATTCTTGCTACTTCTTCAGTTGTTCTTTCAGCCATAATTTATGAAGGCTCCGTAGGCCAGGTAATATTCCAAGGATCAGATTGAGTTGTTATATCTCTAAGAGATTGTCTATAATTTTTCCAAGTATCACTAAGTGTTAAATCACTTGATGCTCTCCAATCTGTCTCTTTTAACTTTTCATTTCTTTGTTGTCTTATCTTTTCCCAATGTGTATTATCTACTGCTGTTTTCTCATCAGTTGTCAAACTTATAACCTCGTACTCTTTAACAAAATCACCATCTATAAAAGGGGTAACAGCGTTAAGCTTTTGTGTCTCCTGGTTATAAGTTACATCAGCAACTTTCTTACAGTTGTTTTCACTTAAGAAGCTATCAGTAGGGCCAAAACGAGTAAACGATGTGTTGGGGAATAAGGCTGTATGTTGCCCTACCTGCTTAACTGTTGACCCATCAATAATTGCTATTTTCATGATTTAAGTTGTGTAATCTAATTTTAACGCTTGAATATGAGATGCGTCTGAATAACCACTGTTACCACTATTTACAGACCAATTAGAACTTGCGCTGAAATTTGTCCAGTTACTATAAGTAGATGAACCAATATATTGTACATAAGGGTACTGAGAACTACTGGTGGAACTTGCATTGTTATCATAAGCACTAGCATCACTATCACTACGATACATACCACCACATAGAAAATCTCTATATTTTAAGAAGCACTTGCCACTACTACTTGTATAACTAGAAGACGTCTGTTTTGTAGCTATTTCAATCACTATGTCATTTGTCCCATTCCATTGAAAATAACTAGAAGGAGTAATGCTTGTATCGTTTCCCCCTCCTGCACTTACCTCAATTAATTCTCCTATCTTCCCACTAGCAAAATTCATATCGCTAGAACCTATAACACTTACTAATGGAGGGAACTCAGTTGTAGCATTGTCTTGATAAAGCACTGTCGCTGTTTCTCCAGACAAGACATCATATTCACGAGTACTGTCATTAGGATCGCGATGATACATGCTCCACCTAACACCTCTTGGAATATTCCCAGTAGGAGCAATATTTCCCCAGATATATTGTGATAACTTATTGAATTTTGCGCCTGAAGGTACTGATGCCGCAGTTAACTCAGCAGCTAATATAACATCTTGTTTTTTATGCGCTCTATAATATGAGTTGAAAAAAGTTTGGAAATCACCACCTTGAAGAGTCCAAGTTATATCCTCTGTAATTGTCGGATCAGTAGTATGAGAAACACCTAAAAATTTGTTACTAGTATTGTAATCTGTGTCTGTTAAAACTGGGTAAAGCTTAGAAGTACTTGAACCGCCATAGAATCCTCTTGAAAAACTACCACTACTGCCGCCACCTCCGTCTCCACTAGCACTAGCCAATGCTGCTCGTAAATTATGATTTCTCATTAAGCAACATCTCCAACTTTTGCTCCATATAAAGTACTTCCAACTTTAAACAATTCTATTACTGTATAACCTGTTTCAGCTAATGTAGGTGCCGATCCTCCAACCCAAGTCATAGTAGGGAAAGTCAGCGTATAAGACGTACCATCCGCAACCATTAACATCATAGATTGTCCAGCCGATAAACTCTCTGTCGCTGTCCTGTTTGCTCCTAATGTCCATGTTTGAATCATGCCATTATCAGGATCTAAATCAACACTAGCTCCA